CACCCGCAAGAGTGTATAAAAAAGCAATTGTTAGACTACTCTAACTTTTTATAAAGACAAAAAACAAATGGAAGCACAGAAAACCAACGAGTTACCGCAGCCGCCTATCGAATTGACTGGCCGAGCTTACGAAATTTACTGCGTGACAGTCGAAGAGCTACGCAAGAGCGGGGCGCTTTATTCGACCGATCTAAACCTTTTGTCATCCTATTGTAAGGAGCTGGCAAACTACGAACACGCTTGTAAGCAATGCGAGATCCACGGCGAAGTAATGGAAGGCGTACACGGGCCAACCTTAAGCCCTTGGCACACTATTAAACACAAAAGCCTAAAGGCTGCCTGCGATATTGGCCGCCTGTTTGGCGTAACGCCTAACGCTCGCCAGGCTTTGAAACCCGAAAAGAAGGAGCCTATTAAAAAGCTCGGCATTTTAACCCAAAAACCTAAAATAGCATAAAATGGCAAAGACAAAGAAAATCCCAGGAGTCGACAAGGTAGGCACGCATTACGAGCTTACTATTAACGGCAAAAGCATAGACGGCAAAAAGTACCGCAACCTTTACTTAGCTCAGCAGGCTCTTATTTACTGGGCCTCTAACAATACAGCGCCCGTAAAGTTTGAAGAGACCGACATAACAGCCGCGCAGCTGGCAAATGACGAACAGCCAGGCAATAGCGAATAAATACGCCGAGCAGGTAATTAGCGGCAAGGTAAGCGCTGGGCAACTAGTGCAAGAAGCTTGTGCTCGTTATTTATCAGACCTTAAGACGTTTCGCTTTGTTCCTGAGCTTGCCGATCACGCGCTAGAGTTTATCCAAAACCTAACGCACACCACAGGCGAAGCCGCGGGCCGCAAGTTTTTGCTAGAGCCTTGGCAGGTTTTTATTATTTGCAATTTGTTCGGCTTTGTTGGCCCAGATGGCGCACGCAGGTTTTCGCGTGCTTATATTGAAGTCCCGCGCAAAAACGGGAAAAGTACCTTTGCTAGCGCTATAATGCTCTACGGGCTATTAGCCGACGGCGAAGCGGGGGCGCAGGTTTACAGCGCTGCGACTAAGCTAGACCAGGCTATGATGGTTTTCGGCGAAAGCGTCAGAGCGTGCCAAGCGCAGGACTGGCTTAAGGACGAGCTAGTAATTCAGAACTCAATTCACAACAGGCGCATAGTTTACGGCGATAACCTTTACAAGCCGCTGGAGTGGAACCCGGGCAAGCAGGACGGACTAAATACGCACTTTTGCGTAATTGACGAATACCACGCGCACCCGAACGACGAACTTTATAACGTAATTTATAACTCAATGGGGGCAAGGCGGCAACCTTTGCTTTTTACCATTACTACCGCAGGTTTTAACCGTGAAGGGCCTTGTTATAAGCATAGGCAATACTGTTCGCAGGTTTTGGCGGGTGCGCTTAAGGATGACAGCCTTTTTACGATTATTTACTCGCTTGATCCTGGCGACGACTGGACAGACCCGAAAACCTGGGCAAAAGCCAATCCAAATTGGAGCGTATCGGTTTACCCTAAAAAATTAGAGCAGAGTATTAACGAAGCCAAGGAGCTGACGCACAAAGAGGTAGAATTTAAGACCAAGCTGCTAAACGTTTGGACGGACACGGCGCAAACTTGGATTAGCGACGCGGTTTGGAGCAAAGACCAGCCAGAGCTTAGTTATTCAAGCCTTGCGGGTCTAGAGTGCTACGGAGGGCTTGACCTTGCTAGCACGGGCGACTTCTGCGCCTTCTCTTTGTTTTTTCCAGAGGCGGACAGCGTTATTACTCGCTATTACTTACCTGAGGATGCAGTAAAGAAGCGAAACGACACAGCGGGCGCAAATATCAGAGACTGGGTGCGCCAGGGCTTAATTATTGAAACCGAAGGCAACGTAACCGATTACAACTATATTAAAGCCGACATTTTAGACCTAGCCGAGCAGTTCGAAATTAAAGAGATAGCTTTTGACCGTTTTAACTCTAGCCAGTTAATTATTGAGCTGCAAAACGAAGGGCTAACGCTTTACCCTTTCGGCCAGGGCTTTGTATCTATGAGCGCCCCAACTAAAGAGCTGGAGCGGCTTGTAAAAGTCGGCAGGCTTAAGCACGGCAACAACCCAGTAACGCGCTGGCAAATGGGAAACATATTGCTAAGGCGAGACCCAGCCGACAATATCAAAATAGACAAGGCAAAGAGCGGCGACAAGGTAGACGGGCCTGTGTCTATTGTAATGGCTCTAGGAACGTATATGCAAGAAGCTGCCAAAGGGGAGGGCGACTTCTGGTTTATATCAATATAGAAATTAAAAAAGGGGGATAAAATGAAACGCACCGACGCTTGGTTGACCTTTAAAGATGACTTTATAAAGGAATTTTACAAAGAGCTGCCAACTAGTAAAACCTATCAGGAAGCTTACGAGAAAATAGAGGAGCGTTACGCTGCTATCTTTAATCGCAGGCGCTTTAAGGATTACGGGGTATTTCGCTCAACTTTGAGCAGATGGCTAAAGGAAAACCGCTAACAATGGGAGAAAGTTGCAGGCGTTACGCGCGCGAAGTTATAATTTCGCCTTATGCAGTTTAGCCTAAAGCGGCTTTTTAGCCCTAGCAAGATAGAACGCCGAAGCTCTTTAAGCGCTCCAGCTGACTGGCTTTTGAACGCTTTAACCAACGTATTCGGCGCTCAGACGGCTAGCGGTCAAGCGGTTAACACCCGTAGCGCTTTGTCTATTGCCTCCGTTCACGCTTGCGTGCGCGTTATATCTGACGGCCTTGCTGCCCTTGATCTTAAACTTTACGAAGAGCAGGACTACGGCAAGCGGGTAGCCCGTGCGCATTACGCTAGCGCTGTTATTAACGAGCCTAACGCTTACCAAACGAAATTTGACTTTTTGAAGTACCAGGTTGCGCAGCTCGCGCTTCGTGGTAACGCTTACGCTTTTATCAATCGAGACGCGCGTTTTATTGCTGTTGAGCTCCACCCAATTAGCGCCGACTACGTTAAGCCTCTTTTGAGCGACGGGCAGCTGTTTTACAAAGTCTCAGCGCCTGGCTACCCTACGCTGGTTCCCGCTGTGGATATGCTCCACTTTAAAGGGCTTTGCGTTGACAACGTACTAGAGGGCCGAAGCCCTGTTCAGATTCACGCAGAAACGCTAGGCGTTGACCTTGCTGCTATTCGTGCAAGCGCTGACATATACAAAAACGGAACGCTTAAATTTTTGCTTAAGTCTGAGCACCAAATTAAGCCAGAACAGGCGCAGGGCTTGAAGCTTAGCCTAGACGACGTAATTAACGGCGCTAGCCGCTCTACTGTATTGCCTGCTGGGGTTGCAATGGAGAAACTAAGCATGAGCCCAGAAGAGGCGCAGTTTCTAGAAGAGCGCCAGTTTAGCGCTGAGGAAATTGCCCGCATATTTGGTGTACCTGCCTCTATGATTGGAGCAAATAAAGACGGGGTAAAGAGTAGCGTCGAGCAAGAGTACCAAGATTTTTACAGCCGCACTTTGATGGCTTACGCTATTAACATAGAGCAAGAGATGCGCCGCAAGCTTTTGACCGAAGCCGATAAAATTAACTATTACTTCAAGTTTAATTTTAACAGCTTGCTGAGAGCAACGGCTAACGATCGCGCAGACTTTTATAACAAAGGAATACGCGGCGGCTGGCTTTCTCGCAATGAGGCCCGCCAGTTTGAAGACGCAAACGGCTTTGAAGGTGGCGACTCTTATTTGATTGAGGCAAACCTTATGCCCTCTGAGCAAATTAACGCCTATATGCAGGCCAAAATTGACCAGCTGACTAGCGCCGCACTTAAAAACAATAACCCCGACGGGAATAACAATAACGTACAAGCTTAAGCAATGAGTAATAATACAGAACGCCGCGCATTTATTGGCACTATTGAGGCCCGTATGCAAGAGGGGCAAGAGATGCCCGCAGAGGTTCGCGGAGTTGCCGCCGTAGTTAATCAGGCTACTGACCTCGGGTTCGCTGAGGAAGTTATAAGCCCTGGAGCCTTTGACGAAGTGCTGAGCGACGACGTTAGAGTTCTGGGCAACCATGACCCTAATCAGGTGCTAGGCAGAACGGCAAGCGGCACGGCTAAGGTTTTTCTAACCGAAAGCGGCGAGCTGGGGTATAGCTTTACACCTGACTACGAGAACCCTACGCACGTTAGTTGGGTTCGCTCTATTATGCGCGGCGACATTACGCAAAGCTCTTTTGCTTTTACCGTTCCTAAGGGCGGCAGCGAGTGGCGCAGCTCTGACAAGTACGGCGTTAATGGCAAGCGGGTTATTAATAAAATCGAGCGCCTTTATGACGTTTCACCTGTTACCTACCCAGCCTACGAAGGCACAGCCGTAAGCGCTCGCGATTTGCAAGCCGCTAAAGACGAGCGCGAACTTATCGACGCAGAAAAGAGCGAGGCGAGCAGCGACGTTATTAAGCTGGTCCTGGCTAGATATAAGAACCTTTAAACTAGAAAACAATTAAAAACTTATAAAATGAACAAAATTAAAGCTTTGAAAGAGGAGCGCGGTCGCTTGGTAAGCGAGTTGCAGACTCTACAAAACAACATCGAGAAAGAAGCCCGTTCTATGAGCGACAGCGAGTCTGCCCGCTTGGACGAGATTGATAGCCGTTTGGACGCTATCAGCTCCGAGGTTTCTAAATTGGAAAAGTTGCAAGCTCGCGCTGCTGAGGCTGCTTCTTTGTCTGGCGCTGCTTCTTACTCTGAAGAGAAAGAAAAGAGCAAAATGCGCGATCAGTTCAGCTTTAAGCGTGCCGTACAGATGGCCGCTACTGGCCGTAAGGATGGCGTAGAAGCTGAATTTAGCAAAATTGCTGCTGACGAGTTCCAACGCTCTGGCGTTTCTGTTGCTGCTCACTCTGTTTTGATCCCTTCCGAGGTTTTCAAGCGCGATATGACTGCTACAGGTGGTACTTCTGGCTCTGAGGGTGGTGTTAACATCGCTACCGAAGTAGGAGGCATTATTGACGTATTGTTGCCTAAAACTGTTTTGCGCGGTTTGGGCGTTCAGCAGTTGAACGGTTTGGTAGGCAACTTGGATATGCCAACCGCAAGCACTCAGCCCGCTGCTGGTTGGAATACCGAAAACGGAACCGCTAGCGAGAAAAGCCCCGCTTTCTCTAAAATTACTTTCAGCCCCAAGCGTTTGGCTGCTTTCATTCAGGTTTCTAACCAGTTGATGCTTCAAAGCTCTAACTCTATTGATCAGTACGTTCGCAACTTCTTGATTACCGCTATGGCTCAAGAGATGGAAAAGGCTGCTATTAAAGGAGGCGGAACTAACGAACCTACTGGTATTATTGCTAACGCTTCTGTGAACGTAGCTTATGCTGGTGGCGCTGCTAACAACACAGTAAACGCTAACGGTGCTGCTGCTGTTTGGGCTGACGTTGTTAACTTGATGAAAGCCGTCGAGAATGCTAACGGCGAGGGTGTTGCTTACTTGACTAACCCATTGGTTAAAGCTGCTTTGCAAACTACTCCCCGCCAGTCTTCTGGTGTAGAGGGTAACTTTATTATGCCTTCTGGCGCTAATGAGTTGAACGGCTACGCTGCTGCTTTTACTACTAACGTACCTAGCAACTTGAGCAAAGGTTCTGCATCTGATTTGTCTGCTATGATTTTCGGCGACTTCTCTAAGATGGCTCTGGCTTCTTGGGGTGGTATGGAGTTGACTGTTGATCCTTACAGCGGTGCTACTGCTGGCTTGACCAACATCGTTCTTAACTCTTACCTTGACTGCAACTTGTTGCAGCCTACCGCTTTCGCTGTTATCAAAGACATCGACGCTTAATTTTAAGCCCGCTAGGGGGTCAATCCTAGTGCCTTGGGGGTGGTTAAATCTCGCCCCCAGGGGCTAATTTTATGAAAGCTAAAGTTAAATTTTTGATTAACGCAAGCGGGCAGTTTAACCTTTGCTATGGCCCTGGCGATATTGCCGAGCTTGACGCAAAGCAGGCCGAGCTATTGCTAGAGGCTGGCGCTGTTGAGTTAATCGAGGAGCCAAAAGTAGAGGAACCAAAACCCGCTAAGAAGGTTAAAAAATGATTACAGGAAAGCGCACTATAAGCAACGTAAACGCCGCCACGGACTATATTAGCCTGTCAGAAGCTAAGGCGCATTTGCGAGTGACTAGCTCAGCAGATGACAGCTATATTACGGGGCTTATTGGAATGGCTCTAGACGCTTGCGGCAATTACTTAGGTTACAACGTTGTTAAATCCTCTGTG